ACAGTGCCATGAAAAACATACTGTTGATAGAGTGCGAGGTGTTAAGGGCTCAAAGGTTTTAAGAACTCGTAAAGTTAAAACCAATCAATGGAATAGAAATACGCAATGGGAATTCTTTTGTAGTAATCATTGTCAAAATGATTTTTGGAATAAACACGCGAGAGATATAGTTGCCATTGCGCCGAGGACCGAGTGTCAAGAAACACCTATCAAGGACCCTACAAAAGAGCGTCATTCTAATAGTTGGCATTCTTGGACAACAACAAATTTAGAGGTTGACGAAAGCAGACAAAGTTGATAGGATTATCCTATTAACAGAAAGGATAATATGCAGTTAAAAGATAACACAAAAAGAACAGAAGAACGTAAGAATAGATTTAATGGACAATCTATTATGTTAACTTCAGAAGAAGCAAGAAGACATGATAATATTTTCATTAATGAGTTAGCCGCAACACTAGAAGACAAAGCGGCAGGCATGGACGGAACGTCTAAGAAATGGGACAACGTACGTGCAGACTTAGATTGGTTTCGTAAACATAACGCGGAAGCATACATGGTCTTATTAGATTAGGACCAACCTTTCTTACCCTCGGCGCTAACGCGCCGAGGGGTCCCAAACAAACTCCAAAGTTAGTTAATAATAAACACCCGGGACCCCTTTTTTTGCAAAAGGGGTCCCACTACTCTAGGTTGTATTGCTTGATTTACAGAGTTATAGCTGGTAAAAACATATCGAACATCTTAAATAAGGTGCAAAAAATTTTTTAAAAAATTTTAAATGAATTTAAATAATATAGATATAAGTAAACTACCCTCTGATGTTAGAAAAACATTTAAACAATTACAAGTTCTACACGCAGAAAAAAAGATACAGAACAAAGCTAAAAATGATTTTCTAAGTTTTGTAAAATGCATGTGGCCCGATTTTATAGAGGGGTCCCACCACAGACACATTGCTGAAAAATTTAATAAACTTGCAACCGGTGAAATAAA